TCTATTGTTGCAAATTGAATATCATCTGCACCATCATGTATGTATAAAGTCCAAGTTGTTGAAGTTGTGTCTATCCAAAATTGTCCAGCATATTGAGTGCTTGGTGCTGAAGTACCAGAATTGTTTGTTGCGATTGCTGAAAGAACATTATTAATATCTGCTCTAGTTGCTGGGAAACCTTGATTCGCTATAGAATAATCGTGTTGTGCCATAAGTGTTATCTAATCTTTTTTATAAATTAATCAACCATATTATTGTTGGCTACCTATGCCAATAGCTTGATAGTCAAATGTTCTATTTACTGTATTACCACCACTATCAAAAAACTCAACATTAAAAGATGATCTATCTTTAGAATTGAGTTGAAAATAGTCGCCTGTGTTTAAGTTTTGTCCTATAATAGTTATTGTTGGAACTTGATAAAAAGCATTGTCAAATGTTACTGATTTACCAGCTACATCTGTACCTGATGCTATATTAGATCCATCTTGAACAACTGTAGGTAATACAAATTTAAGAGATAAGTTATTAATCTTAGGTGTAGCAGAAGTATCTGTTGTTGTTAATAACGCTTTAAATTTAACTGCTCTTGCCACATAATCCCCAGATTTAAAGTTTTGGAAACTACCAAAAGTTACATTGTCATTAGATAATGCGATTTGTAATTGTACATTAGTAGATACAGCTTCATTTGTATCACCATCAAATAGTCCTTGCTTGTCATCAAATAATCCTGTTTGTGCATCAAAGCTATCTACATAATCTAAATGATCTACATTTAATTCATTTAATAAAACTTTGAATCTAAACCTATTACTAAAATCAAAACCTGTATTAAATTCATAACTACCAGAAGTATTTACATTACCAAATCCAGCATCAAATAATCCTGTCGCATCATCAAAATCACCAGAAGTATCGTCAAATAAATTTGAAGTATCTAAGATAAGTGAATTATCTACAACAATACAATTTGTTTTTGTTCCATCAAATGTAGGTTCTTCTGTAATTGTTTGTACAGCTTTAAAACCTTCAAAGACTTGATCGTCAATAACAACACTATCTGCATTAGCTGAACGTACTCCAAATTTATCTACTGCTTTGATAAAAAATTTTCCAGTACCAACAAATGGAGTAACCACACTTGTTGCTGGTCTAGCAATTCTTGGAACAAGTACAGTTGTATTTGAATAAGATGTTTCTGTAGTATCAGATGTAAAACGGATCTCATAATAATCTAAATCCAAATCACTTACTGCATCAAACGTATGATGAAGTTTATCACCGACAACATCTATAGAATAATTAGTAACATCTTGTGGTGGTATAAATGCTGTAACAACTTCGTGATTAGCAGAAGTATAAGCTGATTTAACACCAAGAGCATTAATGGTTCTTGCACGGATATTATAAATAGCACCTTCTTTAACTGGATATTTTTCTACAATTTGGTTTGTACCTCTACGCATTAATCTATAATTTGTTTCACTAGATTCTTTGTATTCAACTTCAAACTGATCTGCGAATACATCTACATTTGTAATAGTAACAACTAATTTAGAAACAACTGATCCATCAAATAATTCTACTACTTCATCTGCAACTGATATTGATGGTTTTTGAACAATGCTAGGATTAGGTAAAGATGTATCTGCAATTATAGGTGATTGATTTTTGTTACTATAATCATAAAAATCATTTTGATGTTCAATAAGTTCTGCTGTTACTGTGCTATCAATATTGATAGTTAAACCCATTACTCTAAAAGGTTTAGCGGAAAATGAAGCTGTACTATAAGTTACATTAACTATATCTCCTACTATTAAATCTAAAAATTCTGATGTTAAAGTTACATTAATAGCAAGTGCATTTCTTGATCGTTTTAAAATAATCTCACATAGTTCTTCAGCTTGATAAGGATTGGTAACGCAAGGAAAATTAAAATTACCTTCTAATAAAACATTGTTATCTTCTGCTAATAATGTTGCGTGTCGTTCTGCTGAAGGAAGACCTGAATCATCTGCTGGTGGAAACGATACTGTATCTTCTTGGTAACCTTTGCTAGGATTGACAAAAGTTCCAATACAACGATTATACTTCTTAGATTTTTTTTCTCCTATAATTTGTATTCCACCAATAACATTATCTGATGTAATTGTTTTAGTAGCTGTTCCAGCTTTTTCTATTTTAAGAATATAAGCCCCTTGATTGTATGAGAATATTGCTCTCATAGGATTAAGTAGCTTCTGTACGTTATCTATAACTTTTTGAGATGTATCTAAAACTGCGTTTGTAGTTGCAAGATCAATAGTTGAACCACCTGAGTAAGGTGTAACTTGTGTTTCGCAATCATCTGCTGAATCTTGAAATGATTGAAAGTTTGTTTCAAAAGCTGAATTAGAAAGTCCTTTTCCATATCTAGTATTTCTTAAATAATCTAATAAGCATAATGCTGAGTTTGTAGAATATGCTGTAGTTCCAGTTCTTGGATCATATACTTTTTTACCTTTAACAGTAACCTTAACATCAGGTATTCCGCTAAATATGTCTTGATTCCAAATAAATCTTAAAGATAGATATGCCACACCTCTTAATCTATGTGCATCAGTCCAAACTGCTTGTTCCTTTAATAATGGACAAGCTGTTTGATCATCTTTACCCATATAAGCCCTAACTCTTATGTGTGCTATATTTGTATTATAATATTGATTGAATTTATAAAAATTAGAATCGCTTGATGAAACTTCTCTTAATGTACCATGAGTTAAAGCACCTGTCCAAGTAACAACTTTATCATCTATTTGTATTTCCTGTATGCTATCTATCTCTCCTTCTGCTAAAACTAAACACATATATAAATAATTATTTACACCAGCATCTCCTGTATCAAGATAAACTCTTGTTCCACCTACTTGTCTTGTCCCATAAATAATAGGAATAGGAGCATTGTTAGATGATTTATTTATTAATATCCCTCTTGCACTTTCTAAATTTTCAGGACTTGAAAAAGAACCATAATCAGGAACACTTGGTTGTGGTATTAGCCAAGATACAGCTTTATTTGCAATACCTGATACAGCACCTATTACACCTGATACTACTTTAGTAGCACTTTTAAATACTTTACTAACTGATTTAACTATACCACCCATTATAACCAACTACTCCTAGTATGAATTTTAACTACATTTCTAATATTAGAATTGTGATCTACTCTTAACCAATTAATAAGTTTACCAACTCCATATATTTCTGCAAAGTATCTTTTAGTCCAATTAATTATTTGTTTTAGATTTTTTTTACATATAGTTTCAATGTGCCAAATATTATTCCCACATAACCACTCATTCTTTTGTAAGCTACCTTCTTTTTTAAATTTAGCTTGTACTTTATCAGATAAAAAAGCCCAGTTCGTAAAACCTACAAGTTCTTCACCGTCATAATGAAGTTTGCATTGTTTAAGATTAATAGAAGGCATTAAGTATAATCTTAATTCTGCATCAGATAAATTATCATACTTAGAATGTTGTCTATAAAGATTAACTATATCTTGCATTATTTTTTACCCCATTGAATATTTCCAACAGATTGAGATGCGAAATCAAAACCTTTATCTCCACTAAAATATATTTGTTGAGATCCAGTATTTGTTTTACGACCTTGTATCTTTTCAAAATCTGCCCAATGTGAAGCTATATTAATATTGATTTGTGATGAATTTTCATTTTCTGATAATTCAAATGATTCTACTCTACCTTTGAATAAAATAAATGGATTAGCAATTAAATTTTGATTACTGTCTAAGAAACCTCTGTAGATAGTAGTATCTGCTTCAGAATAATTATTGTTTAATAATAAAGCTATAATAGTTTGATCTGCACCTGAAAAACTTACAACTAAAGAATCTACAGCAACTTCAGGAGATTCTGTAACATCTGATATTCCTAAAAATAAAGAAGAAGCTGAATATGTAACACCGTTATAAGTTAAATCTTTATAATGATCTGTTTGAGTAATTCCTGAACCAATATCTAAATTAAATAATAATACAGGATTAATCTGATCTGATGCTAGTTCATTATTAACTGCCGTAGTTAATCCTCTAGCCATTACAATACCTCAACTACATCAATTTCGTATGTATAATAATTTGTTGTGCCAATACTAAATTCTTGAATATCATTTGTTAATGAAACTGTAAAATCTATATTGTCATAAACTAAATCTACATCATCAGATACGTTTGCTCGTAAAGGTGGTTCAAATGTTAATGTTCCTTCACCATAACCATCTGAATCTAAATCTGCAACTGCCATATAAACTTTGTCTTGTCCTGAAAATCTAAAAAAGTCACCAGCTTTTAATATCCCATTTGTTGATACTGTCATGTTATCTATAGAAGCTGTTGTAGTTCCAGCAGTCAAAGCACCATTTACTGAGATAGTTCCTGTTGCAACTCCTTGTGCATTACTTTCTGTTGGTGGAATCAAGGTAAAGTTTTCTAATTGTGATCTTTGTTTCATTACAAATGCTTTGATAGGTGCAAATTCTGCTCTAGTCATTGGTGGATACGTAAGAGTAATAGCAAATCTTTGTCCGTCAATTTGTCTAGCTTGTTTTCTTCCTGATGTTGTTACAGATACAATAGTATTTTGTAAGGATCTGATATTAGCAGATGTAGCAACTGGTGATGTAGGAAATTGTCCACTCATATTATACTAAACTTGCTTTTCCTCTTTGATTTAATGCACTATTAACTAGATTAACTATTGTTGCTCTATTATCAATCAATAATTCTTTTATACCAGCTACGTCAACTGCATTAATTGTAAAATTGACATTTGTTCTTCCACCTAAATCTTCATTTTTAATAATTTGTCCATCAGTAGAAGGAACAAACAATTCTCGTCCCCTCTCTCCAATTATAGCTGGTTGTCCAGCATTTATTCTGCCACCTTCTGCAAAACCAAATATTGAACTAGCAATACCAAATATACCACCAATTCCACCGCCACCGAATCCACCACCGAAGCCACCTCTAGGAATAAGTGATTGTTGCAATAAAAGATTATTTTGTTTTTGAATTTCTTTTGTTTTTTGTTGTTCTTTTTTAAAGATAGTTTCAGTTAGTAATTTTTCTATTCCTAATAAAACAATCCTTTCTATTGTTTTTTGTACAATAGAAATTAAAAGCTGTTGTGCTAATTCTTTCATAGATATATTTAAATTTTTTCCTAAAATTAATGCTTCTGCAAGTGATTGAGAAAAACCTTTTGCAAAACTTTGAATACCTTTTACAATTTCTGCCTGTATGCTAAATTTTTCATTTTGTTTTTTTAATTCTTCGCCAACTTTAGTAAAGATATCTTTAGTTACAATTAAATTTTTATTTGTTTCTTTTATTTTTTTAGTACCTTTTTCTATTTCAATTACATAAGGAACATCAAATCCTAAAAGTCTTTGTATATTTTCAATTTGTTTTCTTATAAAAGAAGTTGCATTTCCTACTGCTCTTACAGCACCAGCAAAAGCCCTAACAGCAAATACTAAAACTTTACTTATAACATTTCCTATTGCTTCAAAATCTGCTGAATTTTCTTCTATAAATTTATTTAAAGATTGAAATTCTTCTTTAAGAGCATCAAAGAAACCAGCACCAGCAACATTTTTTTTAAAATTAAAAAGTTTATCTCCTAACATAGAGAGAGTTCCTGTAAATGTATTTGCTAATTCATCTGTTGCTTTTCCAAATCTACCACCTTTTCCAAATACTTTTTGAAAAGCTTCTATTGTTTCTTCTGCTGAAATAGTTGCACCAGCACTAAATCCCAATAAATCTCTAACACCTTTTTCTCTAAATACATCTGCCGCCGCAATACCGCCTGAAAATGCTCTTTGTATTTGTTCTGCTGTTTGTTGAAAATCTAATCCTGTTACTGCCGCAACATTACCAGTTATTTCTAATATAGATGAAAGTCTATCTGCATCTCCAGCTACAAC